AAGAATTTAATGAAATAATGAAAATATTACCAAATGAGTATGATATATTATATTTGGGATGTTTTGGATGTAATAGTGAAATAAATATATTTACATATATGAGTAGTATGGTAGGATTAGTAAATTTAAAAAATTACAAATTAAATAAATATATTAATAAACCTGTAGTCGCATATGCTACTCATAGTTATATTGTTTCTAGAAGTGGTGCAAATAAATTATTAAAATATATTGAAGGTAATATATCAAATCATATTGATTTTCAAATAAATAAATTAATGATTAATAATAAAATAAATGTATATGCATTAAATAAAAGAATAGTATATCAAACGTCAACAGATGAAACACAATCAAGTAATAATTCCAATAATCATCCAATTATATTACATAATATATTATCAGATTATTATATTGATAAAAAAGTGAAAGCAAGTTATTTATCAAGTTTATCTATATTGCGTATAAATAAAATAAATTTAACAGTTGTTTCTATTGGATTTTTATTATTTGGTATATTATTTTCATCAATGGATATTGATTTATCAACTATAACTATATTATATTTATTAATTAGTATACCAGATTTATATTTTGATATAAATAATCCAATAATAAAAGTACATTATTTATTTTTAATAGTGCCATATATTTTTATCAAATATACTGATTTATGGAGAATAATAGGATTAAAAAATTAGAATAATATATATTAGACTATAATTTATATTATTTTATTATGCTATAATATGAATCTAGTAAAAAAATTAAAACCATATCTAAGAATAAATAACATAAATTTAACAAGTGGACCACATCCATTAGTTAGGTCATATTTTACTGCTTCTGAAATAGCAAGTATATATGGTTTTCCAAATAATCCATTAGCAAATACAAATAAAACAACAGTAGTTGGTGTTATTTCATTTGGAGGAGGATTAATTGGAAATGTATCTAGTACTGGTATTTTAACAGGAGGTGATGTTCAAGCATATTGGGCAAGTTTAGGTATAAGTTCCGAAAATATGCCTACAGTAGTAATAGTATTAGTGAATGGAGCACGTAATAGTCCAAATCCAGCAGATGGTGCTACAATTGAAAATACAATAGATGTTGAAACAATAGGTGCTTGTTGTCCAACATCTAAATTAACAATTATATTATATATTGTACCAAATTCATTTAGTTCATTTACAACAGTATTTAATTATGCATTAAATACACCAGTACCAGTCAATGGTTTAAATTTAAAACCATCTATAATTTCAGTTTCATGGGGTTCATCAGAAGATAATTTTGGTCCTTCATTGGCAAATTCAATTGATTCTGTATTTGCAACTGCTGTTAGTAGAGGTATAAATATTTGTTGTGCAGCCGGAGATAATGGATCAAGTGATGGTGTAAATGATGGATTAAATCATTGTGATTTTCCATCATCATCACCAAATGTAATTAGTTGCGGTGGTACACGTTTAGTTTGCCCAAATTATGTATATGATAATCAAACAGTAGAAACAGTTTGGAATAACAATGGATTTGCAACAGGTGGAGGTGTAAGTAATATATTTAGTTTACCTTCTTATCAATCAAGTTTAGGAAGAATCAGACGGTCAGTCCCAGATATAGCATTAGATGCAGATCCAGCTACTGGAATTGTATATACAATTGGTGGTAGTTCAATGGTAGTAGGAGGTACAAGTATTGTTTCACCAGCAATTGCAGGGTATTTAGCATGTACAAATATAAATTATTTTATTAATACTCGTATATATTCATCGTATAATACATTATATACGTCATGTTATAATGATATTACTGTTGGAAATAATGGAGCATTTGCAGCATCAAGTGGATATGATAATTGTACAGGAATAGGTAGTATGATTGGTAGTGGATTAACAACAAAATTAGTATTAGGAATAAATAATATATCAGTTACAGGAATAGTAGTAAATAATTCAACTATATCGGTAAATGTATCTGCTACTAGTCAAATATTAGCAACTATTGCACCATTTAATGCAACAAATCAAAGTGTTACATGGTCAAGTAGTAATACAAGTGTTGCAACTGTAGTAAATGGATTAATAACAGGAGTATCAACAGGTACATCAACAGTATCAGTTACTACAATAGATGGTAGTTATAGTGCAAATGTATCAGTTACTGTTGTAATTGGTGTATCAAGTGTTTCAGTTGCACCTACTAGTATTTTATTGCATCCAACACAAACATATCAAATAGTTGAAACAGTATTACCTAGTAATGCACCTAATAAAAATGTATCATGGTCAACAAATAGACCTACAGTAGCAACAGTTACTAGTAGTGGTTTAATACAAGCAATTGGCAATGGAACAGCTACTATTACAGTAAGAACACAAGATGGTAATAAAACAGCTACTATATCAGTAACGGTTACTACACTAGTTACAAGTGTTCGAGTAAATGTAACTAGTATTACATTAAGACCAAATATCACACGTCAAATAACAGCAACTGTATTACCATCAACTGCTTCTAATAAAGCAATAACATGGTCAAGTAATAATACAAATGTAGCAACTGTAAATAGTCAGGGATTAATACGAGGACTCCGTGTAGGAAATGCAACAATAACAGTAAGAACTTTAGATGGTAATAGAACAGCAACAGTATCTGTTCGTGTTAATGCATCATTAATATTTAATAATAAAAGAATATTGAATACATTAATAAACAAGTATAAATGAACGTAGTTTTTATTCACTTAATTACATCTAAATTAAAGTGATTAATTGCTCTCTTCGAGATAAAAAGGAATCACACGCACAATCCTCTTCCGCTCTCGTTCACGAATCTGCTCGCGAGATCGCCGGTGTTGCTCCTTGATTGAGGGAGGCGCCTTCTTCTCGGACCACTTCCGCTTAGGGGTCATGAAGGATACTGCGATACTGTAGTCAGTGTAGTCCATTCTTTGAGTTTATAGCTTGTTTAGTAGTAGCTGAGTTTAATAGTATATAATGAATATCATAAACAATAATTTTTTCAATTTTTATAATAAAGTTGAAAAAATTATGTATTATTAATAATTAAATAACCAATATAGAATGGATTTAGATCAAATTAATCTAAATACATATGAAGAAATATCAAAAGAATTTTCTGAAACAAGAGCATATGTATGGAAATGCGTTAAAGATTTTACATCTTTGATAAGAAATACAAATAATGAAATAATAGAAATAGGATGTGGTAATGGTAAAAATATAGAATATATTAAAACACATACAAAAAGTAATGTAATTGGTATTGATACATGTAAACATTTTGTAGAAATATGTCAAAAAAAAAGATTAAATGTAATAGAATCAAGTTCTACTAATTTACCTTATCCAGATAATCATTTTGATTATTTATTATGTATTGCAATGTTTCATCATTTATTAAGTATAGAAGATCAAACAAAATCAATGAAAGAATTTATTCGAGTAATGAAACCTCATAGTCATGGAATAATAACATGTTGGTCAGTAGAACAACCAGACAATAGTAAATTTATTTTTACAGAAGGTATTAATATAGTACCATGGAAAGGTAGACAAGATATTAATAAGATAAGATATTATTATGTATATAGTCAAAAAATGTTTCAAGAATATTTTGAAACATTTACTGAAATAAAAATTATAAATATTTATAATGAAGTTGGTAATTGGATTCTTTTATTTACAAAAAAATAATTTATTTTGGTGGTTCAGGGGCAGGTACAGGGGCAGGGGCAGGTGCATCATCAGGTACAATGTGTACGGTTGATGGTTTATTATTTTCTAAATTTGAATCATCTGCATCACTTGATGGTCCTGGATGTGGTTTAGCTAATAAAGCTGTAATTTTATCATTAGAAACTGCAGGTACAGTGTAATCAAATAATTCTGCAATCCAATATGCAACTTCATTGAGTGATAATGAATGAACTGTGCGTTGATAATGTACAATATTACGGCTTTCCATTGCAAAAATAGCAAAGTTTCCAGTTAATGAATTGCCACTTAATATTTCACGAGTATTTTTTTGCCAATTTATACCATCTATACTGTATATAAATACAGGAGAAAATGTTGGAAGTTCATCAGGATTAGTAGGATAGGATATATCTGCACCACCTGCAATCCAAGTTGTACCATTCCATGTTAAAGAATTAACCATATTAATTAATCCACTGGTATTAGATACAGCATTCCAACAGTGTCCATTTGTACTATATGCAATTTGAATACCACCAATATAATCAGAATCTAAAAAGTATGGATATGCAACCATTACCCATATATAACCATTCCATAATAATTTATTAACTAGTTTATTTTCAAAATAAGAAAGAGGAGATGTTGTGTTCCAATCTTCAGTGCCACAATAACTGTATGAAACAATACATTCGTTATTATCAGTTTCGTCATTATATGTAGTACCAGCTGCAACCCACATTTTGTTATTGTAAGATAATGAGGTAGTAACTTCTGGTTTATCACCACATACAGTGTGCCAGCAATTACCATCTTTGCTCCATTTAATTCTATAATTATCACCACCTACCATGTATAAAATTCCACTGTATGCAAGGCATGTAAAAACACTAACGCTGCAGCTTTCATATTCTACGCACCAATGTTTACCATCATTACTAGATGCAATAATACCATTACCGTTAGATGGTATTATAACACCTCTTGCATCTACTTTATTTGATTTTACTTTATTTTTTAATGCACGAGCATTTATTTGAGTACTTAATCCAGAAACTTCAGTAGAACCACATGCGAACCATCTACCATTTGCCCACATAATATCACAACATTGACCATCTTCAAATGGACTGCAATATACAGGAAACCAATTTTTACCATCAGCACTGTATGCTAAGCCAGAACCACCATCAGCATTGAAACCACCAGCTATATATATTAATCCATTGTAAGAAATAGAATTACATACAGTTAATAATTCACTTCCAGAATCAGCTTCTTGCCATGTAATACTATCATACGAGTAGACAAATTGTGAAGTTATAGTTTCAGCTGTATAATCAAATGATAATGTAGCAGCTACACAAAAGTTATCAGTTAATGTATCAGATGTATTATTTAATTTAGGGATGATATATTTTAAAATATTTGTGTTAAGATCTTGGTTTGAAACGTTGTTGTATCTTGACATTCTTCGGTATATATTATATATAAAGAATATATATATAAAGAATATATATATAAAGAAAATATATATATCCTAGA